TTGCTCAGACTACCGAATCCAACAAAGACCAGTTAACTAATGAGGCTTCTGGGATGTGTTGGACTGGTCGCATTAATTGCGGCAGCCTTTAATCAATATTGTGGGTGTTTAGTTGCAGATGTACTACGTCTTTGTTGGTAGCGTTGGTGTTGATCCTGTTTTCGTTTAGGATCGAGTTCTCGGTGTTCTAAGCAGTACCCAGATTTGTTTCGGGTATTAAGTGCCGTAAATTTACCTAAAACTAAGCAGGCAGCACAGTATTTAGTTTCAGGGATAATTGCTTCTGTAGAAAAGTTGATTCCTTTTTTTGCGATTATCTCAGGAGGTTTATCGCAGATTAAAGCTATTTTTGTCAAAGCTACGCCTGATAAAGAGTAATCTTGTAGTTTAACAAGACTTAAGTTAGTGTCAATGTTGTCGATTTTCTGAATAGAAGATTTTAAAATTTTAAAATCTTCTGATTTAAGGGACAAGATTAGAATCATGGTAAATACGCTGTCAATAGATTAAATTAAGCAGTTTACTGATTTGCTTAGGTCACTGAATTTTAGACAATATAAACAAGCTTTCGGACTTTTTTGGTTCACCTTCTCTGTTTAGAATAGATACGGTCTGTTTGGTAAATTTTGTGTTATCGATTACTTCTTGAGGCTTATTTACGCAAGCATCTCACAAAAGAGATTTAATTTTAATTGCTTGGTTCTGAGTTCAATTACTTGAGATTCCCACAGAGGCAAGTGTTGAGTTTAGGCAATTTTTTCTTAGTCGTTCGTTGTCTTTGGTCAGTTGGGCGACTTGACACTTAAGCTTCTCTGTTGACTGTAAAACGGAATAACTTCCAGTTTTTCGGATTGAAGGAAGAACTTCCTGTACTACCCAATCTTGAAAAGGTTCTGATTGAGGCTTACGGCTAGTAAGAACTAATCGGTAGAGTCCAGACTCTGAAATGACTACCATTTCTCGGTTTTGACCTGACACGGTTAATAACCGTGTCAGCTTTTCATATTTACTTCTAGTTGCTGATAACTGATAACTGATAACCAATTTACTATCTAGTGTTACATCCCAAAATCCCATAAGGATCTCCGTCTTCTTCAAAATCTATACTATTCCATTGCTGAATAATTTCTTCAGCAAAAGCCTTAGTTAGCAGGGAACCCGGACGATAATACGATCTTCTGTAATGGGCTACTTCTGCAGCAGTTAAAATTTCAGGAGTGGTAGTCCGGAGGTTGATATAATCAGCAAATTCTTGAGCAGTCATTACCTTTTTGGAATTAACCATTGTCTTCTTGATGATTTTCCCCCTACTTAAGCTTCGGGGTATCCCTAATAGGGATTAGATAAAGCGCACGCAACTACGACTATAGTTCATAGTTTCAATTCCTAATAGGAGTTTTTTGTGCAGCTACCCTAAATAAGTCACTTAATTCTTGAAAATAGGTGTTTTGCTGTGCCACTTTAGGCACTGGCACTACAGGAAAAGCGGTAACATACCTCTTGATAAGAAATACACTGAATCTTTCCTTTAATATTTTCAAATACCCAATAATCGCCATCGCTATCTTGATAAATAGCATTAGCATTTAAATCAATAGGAATCTCAAAAGTTGCAGATGTTTCTCCTTTTTTACCTTTAAATTTTCGACTTACAGGCTCGATAAACTTCTTAGTGAATCCACCGTGCTTAATATCTTTTTCGGGTGAGATTTTCGCTACCCATGCTTTCCAAGCGCGGCGAGGAGTTTCTAAAATAAGAGTCCGAGTTTTCGGCAATCTTTTAAAAGCCACGATATTATTTTTTTGAAGCTGTTCAATTGCGGCTTCTACTTTTAGAATTTCTATAACAATCTTAGCTTTGGCACGATTGCCTTTTGTAATTTTAAGTTGAGATTCCAATCGAGCCAGTTTAGATTGTAGGTTATTCATGATCTGTGATTTGTGGTTTGTTTACTTTTCTATATTAGATCGTTCTCCCAATAAAGTCAAGTATATGGGAGAATTATTTCTGAGCAGATGTACTAAGTACATTTGCTTGTTATCATTGTAGATAGATTGTAGATAGGGTGATCGACAACCGAAAGCCTTGCAGAGTTTTTACTCCATTGTAATTAGGGTTTACTAGAGGGGTTCCGGGGGGAACCCGTGGTGGTCTAGGCGAGTTTGTACACGCCGTTCCCGATGTTTTTGATAGCCCATCCGTACTTAGTCACTAGCGAAGAACGGGAAGGGCTGTACGACCTCCAATTCAAGGCGGTCGCCACTTCTTCCTTAGTCGCCCCATCGAGTAACAAGTCATACTCGATCCGAAGCTTTGTGCCTTCGGCGGGGACGGCTTTTTTCCCATTGAATACCCGTGGTTTCCGTTCCCCGCCAGACTTGCGGGCTTTTTTCTCAATACCTAACCAAGCTTCCCATTCTTGGCTCTTGAACCATTTAGGATTGAAAAACTGGCTGTCCATCGTGGACATGATAGCCCCATCTTTATTCACCGCGTAATATTTATCGTTGTCGGTAAATAGGCGGCAGTCTATATTGATTAGCCCTGTGTCTTGCCACAAGGGATTAAGCCCTTTCGAGGATAACCATTCGGAGATGGTTGGGATGTAGACGGGAGTGTTTAGTTCCAGCCATTCACTGTACAGCATTATATGAGTTTTTACTTTTAGCGATTCCCATACTTCCATAGGGATTTTCGTAATTCCATTGAAACTTACATCGGCTAATAGTATTAGTCCTTCAGCGTGGTCGATAGTAATCATATACTTTTTGTCAGGAGTAACATGAATGTGAAATTTTGTATTATCTTCTTTTTCCTCAATTTCAGTTACTTCAATTTCTTCCGACTCAGTTTCCTCAACTTCAGTTTCTACGGTTTCTTCAGGGGTCGTTTCAATTTTATCGATAATCTCGGTTTCAGTTTCGGCTTCGATAGTCTCGGCTTCATCGATAGTCTCAGTTTCCTCTACTTTAATTTCTACGGTTTCTTCAATCTCAGTTTCAGTTTCAGTTTCCTCAATCTCAGTTACATCTAAAAAACCTACATAGCGAGGATAGTTATGACCTTGTGGATCGACCACAAGTGGATCGCCGTTTAGAGATGTTACGAATAAGCAGTTCTGCTCCCCGCCCTTGCCAGCTAACCATTCATAATCAGATAAAAGGGAGTGTTTAAACTCAGCGAAGTCTTCATCGGATAATGTGATTTTTTCGGCGATAATCACATCAGTCTCGTAACAATTATCGGGAACCTGTTCTAAGTATTCCTCGATTGTTGCGTTTTTATTGATCTTTGGAAATTTAACCCGTGCTTTGATTTCTACATTTTCAATGCTAATCGGCTCGATATTCGGAGTCGGGAAATAATCACAGGCATCGACTAAAGTTGCATCGGTCAAGTTTTCCTCAATCCAAGTAACAATAGAATCACGCAATTTGTCTTTAGAAATCCCTACTAATTTTAATCCTGCATTGTGAGCGACGTTTAGTTCCTTGCCGATAGCTTGTAATTCGGAGTAAACTTCGCAGGTTTTGATGGTTTCGATAGATAACATGATGTTTTTTCCTTTTGTTCGTGATGTTTCGTGTTTGTTTGGGGCGTTTTGTTTTCCCTCATGACTTAAGAATATTGGCTATTTCTTGAATTGTCAAGTAAAACAATGACACTCCCCTAATGCTCAAAATCCTTGACCTCACTGGATTACAGCGATCAGTCAAGGATAAGCCAAGTAAATTTAATATAAAAGTTTTAACCCATAAGCTTCTCTTGGCTTAAAGTTTCAAGTTTGGGATAGGGAAGGGATAGCGGGGCGATCGCTTTTCGCATTTTGCGATCAAGAGGATATAGATAGCGATATTTCGATGATCCCTTGATAATTGTCACGTCGGGATGTTTTTCCATCCCCTTGTACTTATTCCGGAATGATCGACCTTGCCAGCGCTTTCCTTTATACAGATATTCGTCGCTCGCTTGAGAACGACCGCAGTAAATCCAATTCCCTGCCTGGTAGATAATCCCTAGATGCCCTTGCTCTGGATCGGCAAAAGAGACGATCAGCCTCAATCCGGGAGATTGCGACTTTAATAAACTGATCGCCCTCGCCACGATCATAGTTACTGGCGATTCGTGCTGTCTGAGTGCTACACGCACCAATTCGCAGCACTCGGTAGATTTTAGCCCGTAGGGTTTTCCAAGGTTGTTGGTTGCCCCTACCCCAAAAATGACCGCACCGATAAATTTATCGTCTTCCCAGACTCCAATTTTGACCAATTTACTCTTAGGAATACACCGGGAATAGTGATAGTTTTCGCAAGCGTATTTTGCCGCATCGTGGCTACAAAATGCCACCTTTAAATCGGTCATCATTCGTTCACCCATGTATGCCCGCACTTCGGACACTCGATCGGTTTTTTCTGGTCTAGCCGGGGTTGTTCCTCATCGCTCGGATCGAAGTCTGGCGGTTCACCTTCCTCGCTATCTCCCGCGTTCAAGGTGGCGAGAATTGAATTTAAATCGCCCATCGCTTCTAAATTTTCCCCCTCGCTATCGAGATATTCTGCTTGTTCGAGTAGCAGATCGTGATCGAATAATTTTAGCTCATCGATAGGATCGAGTCCTGCCCCGTGAATCGTAGAATGATTGTGCAAAATGGAGTATTTTACAGCTTTTCCCTCACTTTCCGCCTCTACTCCTATCAAAACAGGCACTAACCATTCTCCGTCTTTATCGGTCAAAATTCCCCGCGGCGGCTTAATATTC